TCTGGAAAGGATGTGGAAGTACAAGATTTAAAGTGGCTTGGTCGTACTGCCAGAGATGTTGTTCTTACTTTCAACTTTATGGATCCTACAGGAACGGTTTTTGATTTTCCGAATGCCCCAGTTACAGACGTAGCTGGTATTGTTACAGCATCCTCTGGGTTTAGCTACGTTCCCGGTCCTATTAATATTAGAACAAAATCGCAAACGCTGGTAACAAAAGAACATGTATCTGATCCTATAGGAGCAAAGGCTGCTGGTGCGTCATGGTCAGACACAGTGGCAACAGACGAGGTTAGTGCTTGCGCAAACGCAGTACAACCAGGTATTAGGGACGAGGGATTACAGAACTGTTTATTTAGAGAGGCTCACGATGTACTAGGACAAAAAGCAGTAACCACCTATGAGTCGTACTGGCACCCAGACGAAATAAGTTTTTTTCAGGATACTGTTGGTATTCCTGTTATGCCTTCTTGGACTCTGGTATTGGAATCCTCGTTTGCTTCGTTGGATAAGGTCATGCGACATCCAGGGTATGGTTGCAGTTCTAGGTATTCAAATGAGTATTACGACGGAAAAATCCACAAGATACCGATTTGGCAGGGTCTAGGGCACCTAATGCACTTGGGTAACCCAGTTTTTAATTGGACGTGTACTGCGGTCATAATGAATAAGATTGGGCGTCATTTAGGTGAGGAGCTTTTTGGAGACAGCCCACCTGAATACGTTTCCTGTAGGACATGGCCTCCTCCCAGCAGTGTAGTAGGTGTTGACTTGAAAGACCAGTCATTTTATATAGAGAATGAGGAGTATTGGGACAATCCGGCCACGTACACAGGTGGAGTAATGTCTGTAGGAATACCAACAAGAATAGGAGAGGCTATGGCGTATTCACCAGGGGGAGTTCCGCGTGGTTGGTTAGAGGAGCTGGTGTTATTTCCACAAACTAAAAGTTGGCCTATTGGCGACGAAACAGTTATAAATGGGTATAAGCGTTTTGGAAAGAGATAGTGGGAATACCGTTGACAGACAAAAATAGACTTTCTATTTTACATCCAAAATTGTGTGAAGAGTGGGATTTTGAAAAGAATTTTTTTGCCGCGAAAAAAATCCTAAGCATCCAGCAACACCTGAAGAGGTTTCTTTTGGAAGTGATAAAATGCCTTGGTGGGTTTGTAAAGTTTGTAGGTACCCATGGCTAGATTCAGTTGGTCATAGAACAAATAAAAAGAATCCCAGGTGTTGCCCTGCGTGCGCTGGAAAAGTTGCCACTGACAAGAACAGGCTAGTGAACAAAAAAACCTTTGGTCAACTGTTTGACGAGACAATAGAACGCCTTTTTTATTGCGGCAAAGAGGTTATAACCTTAACATTATTTGGGAGAGTGATTTTAAATAAATTATGGCTATAAACCCACTAAGAAATGCCAGTATACATAATAGTACTTCTTGTAAGTTCGACACTAACGAAGCTTTTTCTGTGTATTGGGACCAGGAAGATGAGTTTAGAAACTACACTGTCTACGGTGGAGTCACAGCTAGGCTTGTAGCCAATGGTTATTATTTTATGGTATCTACTGCTCCTTCTTGTTATATAACTACAGAAGCTAATAATATGGAGGTCTCTGCTGGGTCACACGCTAAAATAAAAATAAGTATGAGGCTTGACCCTGGCAATGGCCATGTTGTTCCAACAAAAGCCAAAATACAGTATATGGTGTCTGATGATGTCGCCTGGGATGTCAGTAAGGTTGCTGAGTTTACAGTTACCGCAGATAATAGTTATAGAACGTACACTATAGATATGTCGCAAGACCAGGAATGGATTGGTACTGTAGTTAGGCTTAAACTGTTTCCTTTTATTGATGGTGACTCCGGGCAAAAGGTGTTTGTAAAAAGTATCAAGGTGGTCTCTGATTCTGTTTTTTCGTGTTCTACAAGATTTAATACTCCTGGTTGCAGCCACTTCGCGCTTTTTGAGCACCCCTGCCCGTTTGTTGGTGCTGGTTCCAAGGTTGTTGGTACTCAGTTATTTTCTGGTATAACGATACAAGAGAATGTTAATGATAAGATAATAGTTAATATAAACTCTTTTGGTGACCAGGCTATAATGCTGGATCCTGTTGTAAATTCTACTTTGTCCACAATAGCAAAAGACGTAGAAGCTAAATTAAATATAGTAGGTATTGGTGGGTACACTTACGCTCTTTGCTACGTAGAGGATTTCTCGTTAGTGATAGAGGCAGACACAAGGTCATCTTCGTCTACTATTGTTTTATCAGAACCAGTTTCTCGCTCGTGTGGTTTTGCCCTTGGTTTTTTCTCAGCCTCTGAGGAAGCAACCTATGTTTCTTATGTTGGGGAGGAGGCAGCGTCTAGGTATGAACCAGAGGCATCGTTTAAACTTTCAAGATATGAGCTAGACAGATTCTATGATAGTGGCTCAACCACTGTTTCTGACGTGTTTTACGTTGACCCCCATAAGTACGTTGTGCAGGCGGGCCGAGAAGATTTCCTTTTTGTTAATAAGGACCCTGATATAGGGTTAGCTTATACCACTAAAGTAGACTTTTTTAATAAAACGTTTATTGATTATAATAACCCAGTAACTGACAACGGTGTGTTAGTAAAGGCTTTTTTCTCCGGAGATGCAAATACAACTTCTGAGTTTAGAATATATAGACAACGTTTAGATGGTAGTATACATTACATAGACGGTGTTAATATAGGAAGTACGTTAGACTCCAATGAAGATAAGATATTTGAAGTAGAGTGTGTTATTAGGGTACAACGAGGAGATTTACTAGGTTTATACGATGTAAAAATACACACAGGTAACGATGTTAATGTTGGAAACTTTTCATATGTGGAGTATGCTGGTAATCTATTAGGAAGCATTTATTCTGTGGCACTTAGTGGTGATGGAGATCACGGACTTCCTATATTTTGTAGGGGATCCGAAAGAGCTGATTCAGCAGTAGTGCAGATTAATTTTGACTCCCCGGAGCCCATTGAGGTTTTTAGTATCCGAGCAACTGAGGCAGTACTAGAAGAGTACATACCATTAACTAAACTAAAGTCTGGGGGTATTTTAGGTGGTCCTTACGTAACAGGCTACACTGGGTATGACAGTGACGGCGTAAAAGCCCCTGAATGGACAGGAGTTGAGTACGTGGTTGACGGAGAAAAGCTCGACACTAACGGTGTGTCTAATTCTGCTTATCCGCAGTGGGACCAAACTGACGCAAAGTATGATTTTACTGAGGCTGGCTTGATACTTGATTTTGCTCCAAATACTGGTGTACTTTTTGATATTAGTAGAGTTACTATTTTTTTCGCGGAAAATAAAAATATTAAAAGTTTTTCCATAGATAGGCCGTACTCAACAAATCTATCAGACACTGTTCGTGCATGGGAGCCAGTAGTTTCTACATTTAGCAGTGTTAGTCTTGATAATACTTTAGCTGACTCTTCAAGATATTTTTATTCTAATCCAGCTAATATAGTGATTGGGGATTACCATTCTGAGTACGTGCAGACTGAGTATAGAACAATAGATTTTAAGTTCGACCCAGTAAAAGCTAGGTCGATAAGGTATAGAGGGTATTTGGAAAGAACTGTGGAGTCCACCAATTTTTATGCTGATACTTTAACTGACTTCCCTATTTTTATCGACTCCAAAATACAAGAGATTGAGGTGTACGCGTTTGCACACCCAGTTACAAATGTTTCTGATAACTTTGAGGTGTTCACTTCTGTAGATGGTGTAAACTATTTAGAGCACACTGACGTAAATGAGATATCAATAACTGACATTGGTTTTACTATAGGGTACCCTATTTCCAGCATAAAATTTAAAGTATTGCCTACTAGTCTTCTTAGTGTTAGTTCCGTATCTGCATCTTTAGGTCGTACAGAGAGTAGAGCTGCTACATTGTCTCCAGAAGATATTATGCTCGGTGCGCCAGTAAATAATCCCCAGGAAGGTTACGCGGTAGTACCAGTAAAAAATAATTCTGCTTCTGTTTGTAGTTTTTCCATAAATATTTCTGACGAGGACAATAAGGAAGAACGTTGCATTTTGTGGAATACCTTGGGCTCAGATAATGAAGTAGAAAACTCTGAGGTTGGCTCAGGAGGCATATCTTACAGAAGAGATAACTTTTCTTTTTCGTACGGTAATGCTGCTTTAGGGGCCCCAGCATATGTAATGGATTCTTTTTTTCTCAAAAATTCTCCGTGTTTTGTGTCGTACGATGGCGAAAATTGGTTGTCCATAGATAACAATATACTGATACCTTCTGTAGCTAAGTACGTAACTAACGAAAATCCGCTTTTTCCTATTGAACCAAAAACGTATGTGGCTGTTGATTGTGGTGGTAAGTTTGACTTTTCAGTAGTAAAGCTATTTAAAGCCACCAGTGTTTACGGAGATGATGGATGGAATGATAGTGTGTGGTATTCTTCGTATGATGTTAGTGACCCAGCGTTGATACCTGTGGGTAGTTGGGTTCTTAATTATTCTTCTGAGTCAAGGTGGATAAAATTACACAACCAGTCGGCAGAAGTTGGAGCCTCTGGTATCAATACTTTAGGTTATATTTCTGCTGTGCTAGAAGTAACCAGCCAATGTAATTACGATGCTGGTTTTTCTTGGGTTTCAGAGCAAAGGCTTACAAATGGTGGTTCAGGTGATAGGTCTTATACTCCGGAGAGCTGGGTTGTAGCTGATACCTTTTATTATCACTGTGTAAACCTAGGTGCTTTTTTTGATGTACAAAGGGTGATTGCTGGGCCGTATAATTGTTACGACGAGATAGATGACAAGTTATCTGAGTGTACCAGCCTCAGTTCAGCTCTTACTAATCAAAACATAGCATTCTCCGGAGATAGTACTGATGTACCAGCTAAAGTCCGTTGGCGCGCTTTTGGAGATCCACCGTCGGGTTCTGATAAATGGGTACTGGTTAAAGAAACTTGCGATGAGATAGCTGTTTTTGTTGACAAGAATTCTTCATTGTCAAAATCTTTTTACTCCTCTACTAGGGCATGGTCATCCAGAAATGCTGGTAGTGTTTATCTAGACTCCGACTACTGTGATTATGTAGGTGGTTGCGTTGCACTTGAGTATTCAAGTAATTCAGGCCAGGGACTTAGTGATTATATAAAACTTCAAGAATTTTTAGGTTACGATAATAGTCTTTCTCCTAGAGATGCTTTGGGTGTGTGCGTTTACATTAGTGATGTCACGCAAATAGACACTGGTTACAGCTACATCAAACTTGGGAGAGATACGTGGGGCAGTAAAACGTTTAATAACAATAGTTTTTCTGACGACACTGACAACTTTTTTGTGTGGGACCTAGCAGATTTTTCAGATAGCCTTGTGGATGGTTGGAATGTAATATTGTTGCCTTTTATTGCTGACAATAAGGTTGGTGAGCCCAGATTTACTAGAAATTTGTCTGGTTCTACTCTTTCCTCTATGCGCCGCAGCAGATTCACAAACTTTGAATTTAGGTTTAGAGGGGTAGAAAATAACTCTACGTTTACAGTAAAAATAGATGGCCTAGAGATTCTTAGGCTGTTGTACTCTGACGAAACTCCCAGTGGTTTGTACCTATCCTCTGAGGAGTACCTGAAGTTCCCAATGTCAGAGTTTAATCCCATTTCTGGTGCTATCGAGTTTTTTCTAAATCCCGACTGGTCAAGAGACAATGGGTGTAACTCATGTTCTGATTTGCGCGCTCATTCTTTATTTAGATTTATGAACCAGCACGATTACCTTATGGATGTGTTGATGACTACTAATGGCCTCCGGGTTTTTATTAGTAACGGAAAAAATATCATCACCCACTCAGATGATTCTGAGGTTTCTATAGTCGCTGGTAGTAGGGTCCATTTCGCGTTAGTCTGGGATTTTAGTTTAGATAGGCCCACTGTTGTGGACATATACATAAATGGCCAACTTTCTTCTTCTGTTTACAAAGCTACTTTGCAGGAAGAGTTTTCTCTTAGTATGCATAGGGACGTCTTTCTTATGGTGGGTGGAAAGTCGTGGTCAGGTTTTGCAACTAAAGACGTATCTGGCCTCGACGGTGTTATTGACAACCTTAGGGTTTATAACTACCCTAGACGAGATTTCTCATCCTCTTTGTCAGATTCTTTTACTCTTTCCACAAAAAAATCCAGGGATATGGTTGAGTTATCTCTAGATGGAACTAACTTTTTTGGTTACGGTTCGTCTAGTCTTCCTTTACTAGTTAGAGACGTATACCCTGATGCTTTGTTTAATTTTTTTGTCCGCGGGAAGGATGAAATAACAAGTACTGTGGATGGTGAAAAGAATAGAAAAACTAAGGTAGAGATATCGAGGTTTATATGATGGTAAAACTAGCTGATTACAATGTAATTAAAGAGGGCAATATATACAATGTCCCTGTCTATTCTACCGGTATGGTTACGAAGCAACTATTGGCATCCGAGCTAGTAAACCTATATGATGGCGACCTTTCGTCTGTAGTCACTACAATCTCAGGCGCCACTGTGTCAGGGTCAGTAGTTGCTTTCGAGGCACATTGGGGTCAGACGTTGGATGTTTATCAAGTTAGATATTACCATACAGATATTGTTGCATCTGGCGTTACTTTTTTGTACGGGTTAGATAACAACAATTTAGGAGAAATGGCGTTTACCACTGCTTCTGGTTATAGTGTGTCTGAAGTGGTAGGAGACACTAGATTTATACGTATCATTCATTCAGTGTCCCCTGGTCAATCAGAGAGTATACACCAGGTAGTAATAGATGGTGTTGAGAATGACAAGATTGGTTTTGGAGCATCTCTTTCAGAAGAGACTGACTATTTACGGTTACTAAATGGTCCTGTGGCTTATACCTCGTCGTCCTGTACCTCTATTCCTGTATACAATGATTATGCTACACCAGTAGACATAAAAGTTTGTCAAGCCCCCACAGGAAATGAGGAAGATGGTTATATTTTTATAAGCACTTCTGAATCCGGCACTTACTACGGTATAAATGATTTTGGGTTCTCAGTCCCTGCTAATGAGGTACTGTCTTTAGTTGATGATTCTTTTTCCTACTTGTCTATTCTGGATATTTCTGAACAATGGGAAGTACTCCAAGGAATGGGCCAGGGGTCTTTAAGTGTCACAGCTGAGGGTATTAGTATAAGGGCGTCCAGTAAGCAACGTTCCGCGCCAATGAGCCCGTTGTCTGCTAGATTTTACGGGCTGCTGAGTTCTCAAACGTTTACAGCCAATCAAAGTTTTACGTTACGTGTTAAAGTAAAACTGTTGGATAGTTACACTAGTTATAATGGTGGGTTTGACTTTTCTTTTGGTTTTTCAAATACTACTCCGTTACCCTCAGTGTCTAGAAATTATAGTTGGCCTTACAAAGATGAGGGCTACTCCACTCGGTTTGGCCGATCCGGTGTTGCGTTTGTAATAGCAAGTACAGAATTAGATTACAACGTTATGTACACAGATGGCGCTGGAATGGAAGATAATGACTTTAGAACCAGCTGGAGCCAATCTGGCACTAAAACATTCTCTGAGCTCCAGGAAATTATATCAGGACCAGGTGTTGAAAACGGAGATTACACACAGCTTGCAGATTTTAGGGACATAATTTTAACTTGGGATCACGTAGATAAAGTTGTTCGTTGCTATATTGACGCCATAGAAATAGGAAGTTACCGTTTCACCAATTCACCAGATGCTGGGTGTAGAATATTCATAGGAGCTGACGTAGACAACGATGCTGGTGGTGAGCTGGTGTTTAAAGATTTTAGTATAAGTACTGAAGAGTTGTTTGTACAAAGAAATGTGTCTCTACTTAATAAAGCGTCTGCTACTTCTTACAGTTCTTTAGATACAGGCTACCACGGCCCGGAAAAACTACTAGATAACACTGATACTGAGTGGGTAAGTGGTTACGAAGTAGCCCAGAACGATTGGATAGAGTTTAGTTTAGAGGATTCTCCTGATATAACAGGATTTTTTATAACAAATCCTTCGTTTGACTACTCTAGTGGCAACCACTATATTACAAATATATCAGGGTCCGGTATTACTAAGTACTTGTCTTATTACGTTGAGAGCATTAGTGTGAGTGTAGACGGTGGCAATCCTGTGTTGTACACTGTTGGCACTGGTGGTGATGAGATTACTTCTTATAGATTTATGGATTCTTACGGAGTACCAACAACTATATCTGGAGCTTCCTCAGTAAAGGTATATTTTTCTACTATCGGCGGGGTACCAGGCGATGGGGAAGCTGCCTTATCTGCCCTTGGCATCAGGGAATTTGGTATTACGGAGGATTACTATGCACCTATTTTTTCTTATCCAACACCACTTGTTAGTGGAGAAGTTCCGTGGAGTAGGTGCGAAACTTTTAATACTAAACAATACGGAAGTGTTGGGGCAATTGGTATAGACAAAGCAGTTTTTGAAGTTGCCAGGGTCAGGGATCCTTCATTACTAATTAGAGGATATGATTACGACGTATCCAATTCTTTTGTTTATGGTCGTGTACCGATTGCGGCCGAAAACGGTAGAGGGTACAATGTGTTTTTGAGTAGGGATACAGAAGTAGACAATATCAGCAATTTTGAAGCTGTTTTGTGGAATTTTGTACTTCCAACTGCGGTATGGCGCAGACTTCCAGGTAGGTGTACTGTAAAGGCTGTACACTTGTCTTGGGGCTCTGGTTTAAATGTAGCGGCCTCTAAGGGCCTAATAAATAAGTTCAAGGTGCAATATTTAGTGTTTGGTGGAGACCCTCTTATAGAGGAAGATTGGGCAGACGTACCAGTTATCGAGCAACCTTACGGTGGTGTTAGTGGAGACTACACCACATATAGGCAGTTTTTTATAGACAACAATGATGGCGAGTACTACACTGACGTGGCATTTTCCTATAATGACTGTCTTGGCATGCCTACGGAATTCTGGTTCATGCCTGAGGATGTGGTAGCAAAAAATGATTTTAGGTGGGCTGGGCCCTGGGGTATTCACGGGTCATGCGAGGTACATTTGCAGTCATCCTTGTACGTTGAGTTCGATACCGCAGTGGAAACTGAGGCTATAAGGGTTATTGTACTTGAGGCACTTTCCAGTGACCGTGTGTCCGAGGTTGATGTAATGAATATAGGGTCTATGTCAGTGTTTACTGCTAAGTTATACGGATTTTTGACCTCACCTGTTTTTGACACTGAAGAAGGGTTAAACACAGAACGTTTGTTTACAGATTTAAAAATGGGTCCCACAACTTCTGGGACCGTTTTGGTACGCTCTCTTAGCTCCGCCCCCGTAAACAAATCTGATTATAAATATCTTAATTGGTTGCCTTGGGTTACGCCGTTGTTAGGTACAGAGTATGAATTTGGAGCAGATGCAGGCGACCCCCTAGATCAGTACAATAATTGGCCACAAATTGGGGTAGTAGCTGAGTCTAAGGTATATATATTACCAATAGACGCGAGCTACAGGCCAATTTCTTACGACCACGTAACTGGCTGCTGGAGCGTACTTGATTTTATGGCTCTACCAGGTGAGAACTTGAGAGCAGCCCCAACATTGTCCAACCACTGTGTAGTGTTAGACAATGGTGATCTATATGCAGCAGCTCTTATGGGCAATACAGACAGCAAACGTATTGTCAGGTATACTATAACCCCGGATAGTTATGATATAACTGGTTGGAGATACTTAGGAGTAAGTTGGCCAGAGGAAGCCGAGTATGGCGGTATGGTAGGTTATGGTGAAGACCTGTATTTTTTTTGTAAGGACGGCACTACGATTGTAATGGATCCTGAAAGTGGCAATTGGGACCCATCTTTAGCGCAAATGCCGCTACATGGTTACGAAAACAGAACGCAGCTATGGCCTGTGTTAAAGGGTAGCTCTGTCTACATATTTGGCGGGTATGACATTTCTACAAGTATTGCTAATAGGTATGTTGATGTTTATGATATACCTTTTAATACGTGGAGGACTGTAGATGAAATACCCAACCATATAGGAGAATTTGCTTGCCCTATTTTGTGTGGTGATGTTATTCTAATTTTGCCTGGTTATTACTCTGCTAACGCTACTCCTTCTGTATTTGATACTATTTCAGAGTCTATTATTCATTCTGTTGTTTCTTCTTTGTCTTCTGAAAGACTAGAGTGGACGTACGGAGGCGGTGCCTATCCTTTGGACAGGGCTCTAACTTTTGCTGCTCCGTGGTTTTACAACGGGTACGTGTACTCCGGTGTGGTTAATGTGGGAAATGCCTCTTTTCGTCGTACCAAAGTAGTGCAAGATGCGTGGGAACACGGTTTCTTGCCTTCTAAATACGATCAAGTTTGGGGTTGCGGGGGTAATATAACTACAGAGGCGCCTTGGGTAGACGTGGCAGACTACGGAGAAGCCATGTCTCAGGATAGATATGTACAGTTTTCGGTTAGTTTATGGGCGGACCAAGACACTAGTGTTACACCAGAGCTTAAAAAGGCTTCAGTTATCATCCCACAGACCATACGTCAAGTCCCTGTCTCGGGGACGGACGATATTTACGTTAAAGTTGGCGTGTCTACTGTAGCCTCTTACGAAGGTTGGTATTGTGGTTTAAAAGATTTTGGAAATGCTTTTGGATGGTCCTCTTTTTTTGTTACTTCTACTGACGGTATAGCTGTTGGTTACTCTAGTAATGTTCTTGCTTCAACACTTTCTGGTTCTTCTTATACTTCTTTTGTAAGTCCAAGTGTAATAAAAAATAATGTTTCCAGTTATGATATGTGGGTAACACAAGGCCATGGCGAAACTTACAGTACAGTCGCAAGTGGTTCGCTGCATTACACTACTTCGTCTGATGGGTATGATTGGCAAACTACCAATGAAGTAGTTCCTCTTGGTTCTAATGGTATTTATGATACTGCCGCGGCAGGCCATTGCTGTGTAGTTCGTAAAGGAAGTTCTGAATACCTCATGTGGTACACAGGCTCCTGTTTAGCAGATGGGTTTAGGCGTATATTATTTAGTGAGTCTGTTGACGGATTGTCTTGGGTAGGGTTTAGCCTTGCTATTGACGTAAAGACTGTCACCATGGTAGGGTACCCTGACGAGTTGTCTTCTTATGCTCCGTCTGTACTATACGATTCAGAAGCAGGTGTGTATACTATGTGGTACTCCGGACTTGACTCTGGTTATAAATCTAGTATAATACGTTGTTCCTCTGTTGACGGTGTTGTCTGGGATTCTCATAAGGTGGTGATTCCTACTGGTTACTTCGGGTATTACGACATTGTATCAGCACATTACCCAAGTGTAATACTTGACGCCTCCACATATAAAATGTGGTATGTTGGTACTGATGCTGAGGGTATAAATAGGATTCTATATTGTTATTCAAGTGGTGGTACTTCATGGTCTGTTCCAGTTCATATTATGTCTAGTGGACAAAGTTTGTTAGATGCTAACGGTATAGGACGTATGTCAATGATTAGTAATAGGAACACTGTTGTTCCTAACACGTTTTTTTCTGGCGCGAAAATAAAAATCCATAACGGGTGACAAGTGAGCTATACTTTATATGATTCATCCTATAGGGACGGTAACAATAATAAAATAGTATTTTCTGACAATACTAGGCTAATAAAGTTTTATGACGCCTCAGGAGAGTCTTGGGACAGGGCTGGTAATGTAGGTACGGCTTCTTGGTTTCTTGAGCCAACACTACCAAACGATCCGTTTTATTTATCCATAGACACAAGTAGGTGGTCTGTAAACTCAACCATAGTGGGCCAACACTCCATAGATGTCGACGGAGAAGGGGTATCATTTTCAGTTACAGATGCTAGCGGTAAGCTATATCTAGATTCGGATACACTGTGGAGCTTATCAGGAGATTTTTCTATATCTCTTGGCATTTCCGACTCCATTTTTAATGACGAATACAGGTCAGCCACATCTTTTGGTATGAATGTTACACTAGCTTCAGATTACAATCTTAGGGTAGCAAAAGTTGTTAACTACGGAGACACAACTACGTCTTACCAAGCACTCTACACTGCAGGAGCAAATCCGATTTATTTTGGTTGGTCTGCTTTATCGAGTAGCGTAGCGGTTAGCAATCCTGGAAAGTTTACTATTAGTAGGACTGGTTCTACTATTAGTTGCTATGCTGGTTCCACTTTACTAGGGGAGGTAACTGGTGTAGAGTGGGAAGAAGATGCTTCTGTATCAATAGGCGTTGAGACTAAACAAAGGAACACTTTTTCTTCTTCTGCTTCTTTTTTTAGTGTTGTAGGTACTCTTACATCCCCTACTTCGTTTATCTCAGAGTATAGGGGCCCCGCGCAGACTTTTCCTGAAAAGACTATATTGTTAGTAGACGACGTTGGTATGTCCATTGTTGACCATAATGATATGTCACTTTGGGCTAGATTTATACTTGGGGATTCTAAAGCGTTTACAGATGCTAGTTGTGATGTTTCGGCAATAAATGGTAAGGTATATTTGTCCACATCTGACGGTTTGTTCATTTTGGATTTCGTAGAAGACGCTGTTTTTAGGTATAGTGGTGGTTCTTTACTGCGTTCTACCTCTGGGTTGTCTACTCGTAATAGTATTTTATCATTCAGTTCGCAAGAGTCCGTAGCGCCCCTTATAAGTGATGATACCAATAATGTTTTTTGTAAAGAGTTGAATGGGCACGAATACGTTTCTGTTGCTACAACAAGTGGGATAAGTGTTATAGTTGACCAAACTAAGGTTATAAATAATAGTGAGGGTTTTTATCCTTCTATGACTTCTTTCATAGCAGATTCAGGAAAGTTTTATTGGGGCGGTTATGACTATAACAACAACGGAGATTTGTCTTACTATAGTAATATAGAACATTTTATAACGTTCTCCGGCACTACTTTTAGTAGAACAGGTTTTTATGATAAGGATACGTTTCCATACTCATTGGCGTCCTCTGTAATACTGGGGATGGACTCGGTAGAATACCATGGTAATGACCAAATAGCATTAGCTACTGGTGACGGAGTAACGGTTTTTTTAGACCCACCAGAAGATAGTGTGTATAGTAAAACATACGGCGTGGTTACTGTAGATAACCCAATAGATGACCCTACTTTTTCTAATAATCTTGGTGCTTCCTCTTGGTTGTCTTACAGCTCTAGTTGGATCTTTGCCTGTTCCACCTCAACAGTTTCTAGTTGGGCAACAGGGTCTTCTAGAAGTTTAGAGTTTATCACAGGAAATGGTGAAGTAACGGAGATACCAGTGGGTACTTTTTCTGGTGTGTACCAGAATGTGGATCTTACTAGTGTAGATAGACTATACTATGACGTTAAGATCGTAGGGGCACAGGACCTGGAGGACCGTTGGTGGGACGGTTCCATGAAGTTAAGTCTGAGGGTTGACGATGTAATAGTTGGGTATTACACTGGGCTGGAACCATTGGAAGAGGAAATATATACATCAGAGTCAATAGATGTATCAGCTTACTCTGGACTACATAATTTATACATTGGTTTAGAGAAGATTGAAGAAACAATAGTCATTTACATTCCCGATGAGAGATTTTTAATATCTAATATAAGGACATACGATTCTTCTGCTGAATTTAGTTCTTTGGGTGGTTCTGAGAGAGAAGTCAAAAGTGTCTTTTTAGAGTTTAGCTCAGAAAATAAAAAGGTACATTACGTAAAATCTGACGGGTACGGTGTAGTAGATTTAACCAGAGACACCGCAGATTTTTTTACTAGTACTGCTGCTATAAACGAAGACTCTACTATAAATAATGGCGGTTTCTATAGAAATGATAGTTCATAATTTAGCACCAACTTTAGTTAGTAACTCAGGTTTAGGTGATATCAATCTTTCTGAGGAAGACCTAGCTAAATTTGTTAACAGGTTGACGGATTCTGAACCAGTTACTGTTTCTGGAACTATAGGACTCGAGGTTGATTTTTTTTCGCGGTACAAGATTTCTGAAGTCAGATATTACTACACAGAAGAGTCAGTAATAACTATACAGTATTCCCAAGACGGTAATGTTTGGTCAGACTTCTCCACTGTTGACCATACGGGGTACACGTCAGTATCAGGGGAGCTGGAGGATTTCGAGCTGTGGCCTACCAAGTTACGAATTTTGCACTCTCCCACTGGTCCGTTTTCGCTAGCTTACGAAGTAGAAGTTACGTCAAAATCAGACGAACTTACAGTTAACCCTTCTGGGTATTCTGTAGACACAAGCCCAGACGCGGGGATATCAGAGCTTCTTGTATATAATGCTACTGATTACGAAAAAGATATACATTGTTTTATTGAGACGAACGAAGATACGGAGTATGACGAGGGAGTACGTATCTCCTCTTCATTAGTGGGCCCCTTCGTTGCTAAACTGGCACGAGGGTTTAGATATCCAGACCAGTATTCTTGGTCGTTAGGCTTACTTTCAGGGGTAGTTGTTAGTGGCACAAGCTTGGTTTTGGATTCGTCCAGTGGTACGGGATTTTACACCAGCCCAATAATAGACATTTCTGATATGGGTCCTGCAAGGGTTTTTTGGTCTGTCCATAGCACAGCCAACGCATACGTAGATTATTCTGTCAGTACAGATAGCAGTAGCACAATAGGTATACGTGTTTTCAGTGATACACCCATAGGCTCTTGGGTATCAGGGCAAGGACCTGACCTTACTGACCCTTTGTGGGGGCCTCTGTATGGCTCTCTTGCCTACACGCCTATTACAAATTACTCAATACTACCCGGGCCACCTGGTCGTGGTAACTTTTGTCAGTTTAGTGTTGAGTTTACAACATCGGTTTTGGGAGAGTCAGCCATTATGAGCTCTCTTGGTTTAGAAGAAGCAACCACTGTGAGCGGAGTTAGTGCTGGTGGGTCAGGTACATTATATATTTCCTCTGATTTTGACTCATACGTTGCTGGACAAATAGCAGGAATTTTATCGTTCTTCCAGGAGTGAGGCCTAATAGTTATGACATACACACTAAACATTGACAGATTATATACGGACAATGTTGGCAATTACCCGTTGTTGTCTAATAATGTGTTTGTTACCACTTACTACGACTCCTCTGCTGAAAACTCGTGGACAAAAACATACTCTGGGGTAACAGATATACCAGCAACAACAAGTAATGGTGCTTTAGCTGGTGGGTGGGCGGATTCTTCCTCGTCAACCGTAGAGGGGAACTTCTCCGTTTGCGCAAATTACTCGTTGCTTAACCGTGATAATGACTTGGTACGAAGATATACTGTTGCTACATCAGAGAGCAGTTCTTACGAGTACACACACACAGCTGTAAATCTAACTAAGTGGCTTTGTTATAACAGTGGCTCTGACTATACAATATACCCATGGACCACCACGTCTGGAAACCATGCCTGGGCAAAGTTTGATTTAGGACAATCCAGGAGTTTTGATTCAGTGTACCTCAAATGGGCTGGAGTACAGTACAGTTTGTCAGGTTTAGCGGATATTGGAAATTCACCAAAAGACTATATGATTACAGCGTCTAACGACGATACCTTGTACGAGACTGTCATCTCTGGGTCTACCACAACGTCTGGAGAAGTGGTTCCAATTTACCACCATGTCGGTGATAAATTCTTTAGATATATAAAAGTAGATATTTTGGAGAACTGGGGTGGCGCTCAGACAGGCTTTTCTGAGTTTGGTGTATTTAAGGCTCCACTAAGAGATGTAGTAATGCTGTACCCTAATGACTTTTTTAACACCGTGGCAACTGATTATGCGGAGCTTTCAAGAACAGTAGATACTACTGGGGTAGATAAAGTATTCTTTACTATAGGTGGTTATTTTAGTACAGATGAGGTAGAAAATTACTTTAAGGTTCTTATAGACTCTGATGTTGTGTTTGACTCTGAGGATCCACAGCAGCAAACAGGAAGCAACGTTTTTTGGTCTGGTGGTTCTATAGGAGTTGACACGTCCTCTTATACTGGAAACCATGTTATTAGATTTAGGTTCGTCGGATCTTCGTTAGATGTAACTTCTCATAGAGCTTATGCTTACGGTTGGGTCAGCCGATGCTCCAAATTTCCTTCGTGGTACGATGAGGGCTTTTCTTCAACGCGCGGCATGAAGTATGCTTTTCCTGATAAAGCTGTTGTAGTTTCAGATAGCGCCTCCTTGTCTATTCTTGATGTCTCAAGCATCAACAGTTCCACTGGGTTACCTGACTCCCCAACCTTATGGATGAGATTTTTTTATGGGAGTGGCAATGCTATATCTCTACCACCTTCTTCTGTAACATGTGCTAATGGTAAAATTTACTTGGTTTCTTCCACTGGGCTCTACATCATAGATTTTACAAATGACCTAGTTGATAAATACACAACAACTGGTTTACAAAGATTACACGGAATTGTGAACAGAAACTTTGGAACTGATAATGCTGGAGTTACTGATTATTACGGGGTAACTCCTCAGTGGATAACTGTAAGCTCCGCAGCAGAATACCAGCTAAGGGATAAAGTGTTGTCAAGTGTGTCTGTTATAAAAGACGTTCAGTTCACAGGTGATGATTATGTTGTTCTAGGAAGTATGTCTGGGGCGGAATCCTTAGTAAGTGGAACTATATATAGTAGCAAATTCAGAAATCCTGTATCGTCCGTTGGAACTACTGATAACGGTGAGGTGTTGTTCTCAGGAGGCACTGATGGTTTCGGTAAAGTAGGCATTCTCTATGATTTTTATTCTGTAGGGGCGGATGATTTTGATGTTGACTACGTTTTACACCAAGACGTACAAGATTTTTCAGAGGTATTCAATGGTTCTTACGATCAAACTAAAGTATTGGTGGATGGCGGTGCTAATTTTCAGGTAACGACTAGTGGCACATACGCTGTTATATCTGGGTCTGTGGGCTACATTGGCCAAGCTGGCCAGCGCGCGTCTGTTCTTTTGTCCAAAGGCGTAGCTGACAGGCCATTTAAAGCACAGGCTTATGTTAGATTGAGGAATTGGCCAGATTCTTCTCCAGGGGAGATAAGGTTTGGTGTTTTTAACGGTGAGCCCTCCGTTAATGTTAACTCTGCTGTTTCAGATTACCGTGGTGTTTATATGTCGGCCAGGAATAGTATATCTTCTCCCGGTCCTGTGTATTCCGATGATTTTTTAGACGGTGCCCCTAACTTTTATAATATAGATAGGGGTACTGATATTTCTAGATACTATACAAACTCGTGCACAACTACACAGTACGGTATTGGCCTTGGTATTGGGGGTAGAGTAAATCTTCAGCTCTCCGATAGCCCTTTTTCCTCGTATTACTCTGTTTATAACCACAGTTTTATTCTTAGGCTGAAATTTCGTCCGTACAGTTATAATATTAATGATGCTCCTGATACGTTTTCTTCTTTTAAAATAGGTTTATCTAATAAAAATGATTTTACGTACGGTGTAACAAGCTTGCTAGCATTTGAGGCAGTTAGAAGTGATGTATACAAGCAAGGCATATATAGAGTTGTTGAGTACTCTAACCCACCAGATACTTGGTCTTACTCAGCCACGAATTTACCATTTTTTACAGGGGATGCCACTGAAGAAGACTCCGTTTGGAGATATGTGGAGATTCACTACGAGCAAGACACAAAGACAATGTCTGCATTTGTGGACGGAGATTTTGTTGGTACTAACACTATTTCTGAGTGGAAAGACAGTACTACGTATATATACATTGCTGGTGGGTCTACCGATGAAAGCTCTAGTATTGTTGGTATGGTAAAAGATTTTTCCATCGACTTCCACGATTACGATTATACTAACGGTAACAGAAAGTATGCTGTTTGCTATAAGGACGGACCTGCCCTTGGTGTAGATACTGCTGGTTTATGTTACTCCGAGTACCTGTGGGGGGCTAGTGGAAGCCCTTACAAAAGTGCTGTAGAAACTTCTTTTAGTGGCACTGAGGGCACTCCGGATGAGCCCTTCAGAAAGTGGGAGCTATTTTACAACCCAGAAGCCTCTTCGGTGTCGTCTTATATAGATGGCGTTCACGTGGGGTCTACTAACCTGGCCTACACGGATTCCAATATGGAAGAGTTGTCAATAGGTTTTGACGCTCAGTTCTGGCCTTCCACTACAGTTAGTGGTAAGGATTTTCTAGAGGCCCATGTTAGGGATTTTTCTGTTACTTACTCTGGAACAGGAAAAAATCACCAGTATTTAGATAGTTCTACGTTTAAACCTGTGCCGTCAGGTATTATGCACGATGCTACTGTGAGTTCTACTGTATTGGGTGGTTATACTGACATTAGTGTTGCTGCTGGAACAGGAACTGGTGTTTCTATAACGAGTTTTAGTAAGCCGTTATATTTGCAAGATTTTTCTTTTACTTCTGCAGCAGTGCCGTTGTCCTGGGCTGTTACGGATATGCCTGGAGCAGTAGGCTCATCTAGTTGGACTGTGGCTAGTGGTGTGTTAAAGCAAAGTGGGGCAATATACGGACACGGTGGTGTGGTTGGTGAGTCAGCTTACTCTGGCCCGTTCGGTACACACTTGTTAACAGATATCTCTTGTTTGAGGACTACAGAAAGTTCTTACGCTGTTGGAAAAGTTGTTTCAAGTAGACTTAGAACCTCCTCCTCAGGGGTTGTTGGCGTTGGTTTCAATGAGGTTTGGGAAACTAATGGAACAGTAACAAGTGGCTCCGGGTATTATTGTACTTGGAATGGGGGGGAAATAAGAACAGGTAGATTTGAGTCAGTGTACGACAGTGTAGGTCCTGTTTATCTAAGTTCTAGTGTTACATATAGTACTGTGTTACTACAGGACTGTGCTGCAGCAGACATAGGAACTCCAAGTACACTATCATTGCACTTTACATCTGTTAGTGGTGTGGATGTATACGCCGATTCTGCAAAGATTTTTGAACTAAGGGATACTATATCACACACTAGGGCCGGATTTGTTTCTTTTATAAGCAATAGCAACAGTAATTTAGATGTTTTTGATTGCAGAGTGTATAGTGGTTTGGTAAGCCCTAAGGTTTCAGATACGTATTCCATAGTCGGTGGTTTATCTGATTTTCCCATTCTGCTCGGAACTTCTGAGGCTGTTGTGTCAGTTAGTAACGACCCGAATTTTGTTAGGGCTTCTGGTCTTGTTTACACAGGTACTTCTTCCCAAATATATAAGTGGAGACGTTTACCAGTAACAAAAGAGCTTATCTTTACCTCTGGTGATTCTTGGGCCACGTTTTTTTACGATACTGTTTACGACAGATTGCTCGGGGCGGTTTCTTCTGCTGAGCTTACTAGTGAAACTGCTGGGACGTTCTATTCCTACCCAGTGCAGTATGATTTTTCTTCTAATATGTGGAGATTTGCTGGGGAGTTGTCGTCGGCTTTAGCTACTCCAAAGTATATTGACCCGAACGGATTTCCTTACTGGCCGTCATTATATGTTCAAAAAGATATTAGCACTTCAACTGATGAATACGGACAACCACAGTTTGTTAGTTGTAAAGACAGTGCCATTACTTATATTTTGACTTCAGAAATTGGTTTTTCTAAGTATAGTGTTGCTTCAAAGGTAGTCGAGCTACGTGCCAGAAGGCTTCCGGAGGCTGTGCTTACGTATTCGGTAGAACGTAGTTTAGGTGCCATGAGCTACGGTACTAGGGACGATGGTTTTTATTATTTCAAGGGCAGTGGCGGGTCACATTGTCCTCTTTTTGGCGTTCCCACGTATAGTTGGTATGACGGACTAATTTACCTTACGCGGTTCGTTAATTCTGTGCTGTGGTGGGCTACTGGAGATGCTTTTTGGATATTAGATCCTATTTCTGGTAACTGGGCTGCTGACCATTCTGGGGCTACTTCTGTGAATGGTTTAGTTTTTCACAACCCACCTGTGGAGGATGGTACTGTAGCAGATGCGTTGGTTAATTTGGACAGAAACCAATCTTTTGTATACTGCGAAACAAATGATTCTATTTACTCTGCTCGTCACAATAAGTTTTATAGGTTGAGTCTTGCTACAAATAGCTGGATTTTGTTGGAAGACCCTCCGTTTACTTTAGACCCCTCTGATTACTGGAAAGCCACAACAATAGAGTGTGTTTCTTCTTTGAACTCTATTTTTATGACAAATGGGAATGACGGTATATTGTACCAGTACGATATTTGTACTGGCGCGTGGACAAATAGATTTCCAGTTCCAGGTGGCACGTCTTTGCATACCCACCTCCTTAATGTGCCAGAAAAAGAGAAGTTATTTGTGCACACTGGGGCTAGCGGGGAATTTTTAGAGTTTTCTTTCCCTAGTGTAAAGGGTGTGTCTTATGATACTACCACCTTTGATGCTGGAAGGTTACCAACTTCGTCCAAGTACGGAATGTTTTCCTGGCGAGGTCCCGATTCTGTTGTTGTAAACGAGGGCTTTGATTTTTCTTCTTTAGACTACGGGCATTGGTACACTACTGCCTCTGGTAGTGCTGTTGGCACACCGTGGACGTATGGTGGCTATGTTTCGTCGTCTGCCGATGGTAGTCTTGCTACTAGGGTTTCTTGTAATACGGGGCCGTATGACAATTACACCAGGTTAGGTGGTGTTAGTTCTAGAAAAGCAATACCAGCAGCTAGTTTTACTGCTTCTCTTGCTGTCAGAAACCCAGAGATTTCTAATAGTAATTACTCTGTGTACCACGTGTTTGGGGTAGGGCAGGGATCTATAGCAACAGGTTGTGCTTTTGGTACTGGTATCTCCCCAGCTCGTCATTTTAGTAGGGGCAATAGTGGTATCTACGCATGTGCGTCAGATTCTACCTCGTACCCCCACAGATACTCTTTAGTAAAAAGGGATGGTAGTTCTACTACGGACTATTTGTCTACAAGTTATATTGCTGCCTTACCAGGTGATGGTTCCTGGGATTCTTCTTTTAGAACCTGGGATATTTCTTATAACGCAGCAACTGCAACTCTTTCTTTTTCTATTGACGGAACAAGTGTTGGTTCAGAAACTTTGTCAACAGCGTTAGACGATATGTTTATAGAAATAGGGGTATTGGGAGACGAGGGCGAGGACATTTGGAATACCATGGAGTTTAAAAACTTCTCTGTTGATTTTAACTCAGGTGTAGCACCTGTTGCAGTGAAGTCTGGTACTAATTCTTTGGTTATAACAAAAAACCAGGAGTATAATGCTGATTATTATTACGATCGTACTTTATCAGAATTGACACCAGCTTCCTCTTATATATATGAAACCAAAGTTTCTGTAACCTCTGCCACTGTTTCTAATTGCCCCTATGTTTTGTCTTTGTGTAGAGTAAGGGATGGCGAGAAAGAAGTTAACCTATGTGCTTTACTTGACGGCGAGGTAAAAAAAATAGGCCTTTGGACTGGAAATAATCCTTGGAGCATGTCTGATGGCTTTGTAGATGCAATAGAACACGATTGGTCTGTAAACAGTGTTTACAGGGTGGTAAAAAATAGTGGTACTGGCCAAATGGGCGTGTATGTAGGGGACATGGCTACCCCAGCTGTAACTAAACTATACACTAGTCTTCCAAATGTTTATCATTCGTATAATAGATCAGTCTCTTTTGGTAATATAAGCCTATCTTCTGAGCCAGTAGAGATTTTGGACGCTTCTTTTCACGAGGGCAATGGCACAACTATAAGTGGTTCCTCTTGGGTTAGGGTAACACAGGATACTGACAGTGCTGAGTTTATGTATTCCCCTCACTCTTGGTTTGGCAGCGTTATTTACGCCTCTACGTCTCTTGGTAATACTGATGACTACGTTGAGTGGGTTCCTGCTGTGGCTTCTGGTACCAAGTGTCTTTATTATTGCCCCGGAAGAAATGTTAGCACAAACTCTACAAATGCCCCGTATACTGTGTACCACTCGGGGTTGGCTACAGATCTGCCGTCTTATGATGGGTACTTGACAAACAACATTACAGCAGTGTCTATTGATACTACACACAGCGGGTCTACAGAAACCGGGGCCACAACCATTGACGTTTGTGATAATAGACTCGCCAATGGGAAGGGATCAGTAAATGAGGTTTTTCCTGGGTTTGTTTATTTAGGAACTTATGACAATATAACTAGTATTGTTGCTACTAGAGACACGTCCGACGGTACTTATGTGTACCCAGGTACCATGTTTTTCTACAATCAAGAAAGGTCCTTCAGGTTAAAGTCTCTATCCACTTCGGAATGGGTATATGTAAAATGTGAGCCAGGAGTAACAGAGTTTTCAGTTGACTCTAAGAGTTTTATTGGGGGAGTTAATGTAGTGGATACGTCTAGTAAGAGTGTGTTGGATTTTTATAATTCTTCAAGCGACCACGCTATAGGGGGAGACGCTGTTAATGACGTTTCCTTGATGTAGACAGTACTTCGGAGATCACTATATGGTAATAAATGAGATGTACACGCTAACTAGCGGAACAACTACTGACGCTTACGATTTATCTAATAAAGTGGATGTTTTTTTGGTCTCAGTGTTGGGGTGGGCAAGACAACACACCATATCTAGTGGTGTGTCTAACATCGACAGAGTGTATTACAATGTGGGTGGTGAAGCTGGAAATCTTTACGACGGTATCTACTATAGGCTGCAGGCTGTCTCAGGTACACTATTTAATCACGCATATTCTTATTATGCTTCTGGAGGTTCCTCCTATTCTGGTCATATTACTGGGTACGAGGAAACGTCAAATCCAGGAGCAGCTTCTGGTACGTCGTATTATAAATTAATAGGGAATAAAAATGTTTTGTGGGTCATTTCTGAGAATCCTTTTGATGGTCCGGGTAGTTTGTACGCATCTTCTATAGGTTACGGCGACTCCTATTACGAAACATTAGAGGACGCTTACCCAGTTTGTTTGGTTGGACAATCAGACTCATCTTACGATTTCTCTTGCAATAGGGTAATGATGTATGGGCCTGACAATGCGGGGCAGTACTACACTGCTGAGAATTACCAGTCCTTAGTGAAGTATGGTGCTCCACAACCACGAGACGAGTCGTACTTCGGTATGTCCATAGCCCTCATGAACTCAGGGGGGGCTAATAATGAAATTAGGGCGGAGCTAAGGGGGGTCAAGCAGGTGGGCGGCATAAGTTTTTTTTCCGGGGATACAGTAGTTTATAGTGGCCCAACAGTGTCGGGGACATTTTGCACTGTAAAACACAACAATTCCGATGATACTACATTTTTATTCGGTCCATACGAGGAGGTTTAGCACATGTCTGCGAAGCTTCTTAATTCGTATGCCAGTACAGGAACGTACCTGGCGTATTTCATAAAGAACTTTATGGTGAGCACAGTCGGCTGGGGGTTAGCCCAAACAATAGAAGATACCGCTGTAACAAAGGATTATGTGCTGTCGTCAGAATACAGTACCACTACTTCTAGTGGTACTACAGTTACAGGTACGTTTTGTGTTAGGCTGTCTGGTACCCCCGATACACTTGGTTTGTACGGTTATGATGATTGTGCTGTTACTGTGTCAGGCACTACGTATTCAGGAGAGATACATGATTTCTCCTACTCGGAAATAAAATGCCCTGAAAATGAGTTTCAGTACTGGGCGATAGCTGATTCAGATTGTTTAAAAATTGTGCTGGAGTCTGAAGACAGTGCTGGGTATTACCATGGGTATATTGGTTTGATAGACTCTGTCTATGCTGGAGAGAATGACCCTATACCGTTGGCTGTGTTCGGGACTAGTACTAATACTAGTGGCTGGGTAGACGATTCGTCTGTGGTGATGCGGGCTGTTTCTGGGACTGTCTACTCGTATTCTACTTGGTTGACCTACTCTGCGGAGTATGGTGATTCTGCTAGAACAGCTAAACTTGGTGGGATACGACCGATACTGTATTTAAAAAGTCCTAGTAGCCAGCAGGAAGTCCGAGGTTTTCCTAAAGGTGTGTTTAAAATTCCAGATTCTGCAGGAGGTGCTGGTAGGCCTTACACTGTTGATTCCGGAACTTACTACTCATTTTCTTTAGTAGGAATTCAGCAAACATCCTATATGTACGGGCCTGTTTATTGATGGGAGAATAATATTATGTCAATTAAAGACTGGACTACGAACTATCCGATAAGTTTGGATTCTGAAATAGAAATGCCAGATGTGGTGAATGGAACTGATATAACTAGGGCCTCGCAGATATTAGCAGCTAGGGATGCTATTATACAACTCGAGACTTTTGTGGGGTCAGATATAAAGGAGCCAGGAAGCCTTGCAGCCACAATGTCAGGGGTAGAGAATACAGTACAAACTTTTCCACCCAGTTCCCCAGGAACGTATGATGATGAGTTTTCAGGTACGTCGTTGGATGCGAAGTGGTCTTGGAATTGTGCAGGTGTACCAAATGCCACTGGGGAGGAGTACGCAGTAGAAAATGGTATGTTTAACATAACTATTACTGGGGATGGGGGCGGGATGGCGTTAGAAACTAACTGCCATGTTATGGAACAGGATATTCCAGACATAGATACTGACTGGAGGGTTTCCATACAAGTTTCCGCTTGGGTAAAGGAAGCCAACAACAGAGTCGGTATAATTTTACATGATGGTTCTGAGGATATTAGCAACTTGTTTGACTTCGTTTACAGGCATTCTGGCGATGTGTACAATTCTGGTTTTTCAATGGATTATCGTATTGGGGATGCGTGGGCGTGGTGGGATACAGACACACTTCCAAATTACGTTGCTGGGCAGACAATTATTATGGGTATCAGAAACGATAGTGCCACGGACACTTTTCATCCTGGGATAAGTTACGATGGCAAGCGGTGGGCCGAGCAGAAATGGACACAGTATGATTATGGTACTGACGCTTGGACTCCTAGTAAAGTGGGGTTGATGTTTTGGACTGACGCTGGTACCTCTTCGGATCTTCTTATAGCACACGTTCACTGGTTTAGAGTAACTAACCTCTAAAGTTGTTGGGATAACTATATAACGAATGACTTGGGGATACTCATCTTGGGGAGTGGACGACTGGGGCTCTGCATCGTCTACTACTCTTACATACACGTTAAGTGAGGCTAGGAGTTTAATAGCTTCATACAGCGCTACACCAAGTGCTGGTGTTATAGAAGTTTCTACAGTGTACCCAGACCCTGGTACCTATATAGCTACGTATTTTGACGCAGGGGATGTACCAAGGGATAACCACACCAGAGGACACACAACAACTGAATATTACGACGGGGTGTCTATTGGTACTTTCTACTCAGGAATATCTTTTGTAAAAACACTTGTAAATATAAGTGCGACCCCTGATATTTCGGCTAGCATTACAAGCTGGGCTGTCGAAGACTTTATATCTAGTATTAGTGGGCTAGGAATAGGTTATGTAGATTTAGAGTGCACTATAGAGTCTGTAGTTTTTGGCACTCTGGCGGCGTCTGTTACTGCTGTGTTGATACAAAATTTGTCTGCTTCCTTGGTTTCAAGTGTTCCGTATAACCTTACTGCTGCCATTGTCGCTGTTGGAAGTCAGATTTCTGCTTCCATAGGGCCCGTGCCGTTCTCAGCGCTTGGTGCTTATTTTGGAGGCCATTACCCAGAGGATATTACAGCATACTTGTTTTCTGTTGCTGGTCGTAATATGACTGGTTGGTTACGTGTAGTTGCACCAGGAAGTCCTGCTAGTATCTCAGCTATAATAACTCCGGCCGGTGGTTTCTCTGGTTTTTTAGCGTCGGTTAATACAAGGTCCCCCGGAACTTCAACTATACACGCGAGTATTAGGGTTGATTCCCCTAGAGATTTTTTGGCGACAATAGAAAGCTATGCCAATTATAACATTACGTCTAGTATTACTAGTAACTTTGTATCTAGTTTTCGGGCAGTAATAAAGAGTATAGGGTCTGGAAATAAAGACATTTTGTCTAAAATAACTGCTACATTCGCGTCTTCCTCAGATTTTGTCGCAGTTGTTAGGCCTATAATTAGTACCCACACAAGTGGAAAGACTATAAATATAGGAAGCTTTGGTAGTGGCTTTACAGACAGTAGATTTACGGCATCTTTTTTTGCTGCTGGTTTGTCAATTGTTTCTATAGAGCCTATATTTGGAAATTTTCCTGACCTTTCCTCAGCCATTAGCGCTGTTGCTATGCCTATGTCTGGTATGAGAGCAGCTATACGTGGACTTAATGTTGCTTCTTCCTCAGATGATACCACCTGTTTTGTTTTTGGTGTAACCCCTGTTATTTCTTTGTCCAGAGCTCAGTTAAACTTTGTGTTGTTCAAAAGTCTTTCTGTTTCTGTAACACCTATAGGGTATGTAGAGGGGTTTTCAGCTAGTATAAAATCGTTGACTGCAGCACAGACTGGCGCCGATATTGGTGCTGGGTATGCTTATACTACTAACTTTGTTAGGCAGTTTCTTGCTACTTCTGCCGGTATGGTTGTCTTTGATACTACAGCGGTGTCTAGAAAAGTTGACTCTTTTAGAAATTATCATCCCCTGCCAGATTTGCATTCTTCACTATCGGGTTGGGATGCTTTGGATATGTCAGTAAGTGTGAAGGCTTTGGCTCAATCAGACATGTCTGCCTTTGTGTTTGTCTTTGATTCTTCACATATGAAGAGCTTACTTACTAACATAAATAGTTTTGTAATCGATTATATATCAGCAACTGTATCAGCTTCCGGAGGGTTCGGGGATTTATATTCTTCAGTGGTCGTAGCTGGAAAAGTAGAAACAATACAAGCAACGATAAATGGTTATGTTGGGTTTATAGGAAAAGAGATACTGGATATTTACACTAAACCATTTTCTAATTTTGGTGCTTCTATAAACTTTAATCCTTCTTACTCGTGCTCTCTACCCAGCAGCCTCAAAAATGTCTCTGCGTCTATAGTAGGGGCTTTGCTGTCTGAGACTAATGTATCAGCGTCTATAGTCTCACTAAGGGATTATGGAGACCTAGGAGCTTCTATACACGGCCTAACCAGAGTACGGTACAAGATGCTTACATTATTTTTTAGAGCTGCTACAAGAGACTCTGGGGCCCTTGGTGTGTCTATTACTGGGTGGTCTAGGAATAACTCTGCTGACGTACCTTCCTCTATACAAGGTATGCACCATATCTCTGACATAACGACCACTATCGCTGTTTCTAGATACAAACCTACTTTTATTTCTTCGGCGGAGAGTGTTCTGCTGGTAAATGTGAGGAACCCCTATATACAGAAAACTGCCGAAGTGTTATTTGGTACTGGTGTAGATTCTTACATTTTTGATTCTCTTAACTCTACTCTATATTCCTCTTCAGGAGAGGCGTGGTCAGTGCTTGTTAGAACTATAGATACTGTTGGTTCATTCTATGACTCTGCTCCCACTAATAGAGAAAGGTACATAAATAACATAACAGATTTTGATTCTTTTGATGAGGCAGTCAGGTTTTCTTTGATGTTGCTATCCTCTATGATTGCTTCTGACTGCTCTGCTTCTATAACAGCAACAGGAGGACATCTTGATGTAGGGGGTAACTTAGTGTCTTCTGCTATAGATAAGGTGTCGAGTCTTCAAAGTAAAATAGCAGTAGTTACTAATCTTCCTGATATATCTGCTCTTATTTCAGTGGTTGGTACTTTCTCTGGGATTAGAACTAGTATAAATCCTGTGAACTTCCAGTCGTCTGCTATTTCTTCCAATTTATTTGGTTGGGGAGAAGGGGAGTTTTCTGCTGCTATTGCAGGTGTTTAGAGATTTATTTCCCAGCGAAAAAAAACTTCTTTACAATCCAGTATATTTTTAGTATAAATAGAAGCGTAAGTAAGCCAGCGTGTTTTTTTATTCCGTTATTTTGTTTGGAGGTTGTTGTAATGAAGTTTTCTGTGTCAGCACTAAATTTGAAAAAAGTGGCTTCCCTTCTTGGAGATGTTGTTCCTTCTAAGAGCATGTCTCAGGAAAGTGGTGGTATACTTATGGAGGTGTCAGAAAACAGGGCTATTTTCAGTGCTGTCGGCACTGACACCATTGTTAAGGCTTCTGTTCCACCGCTGTCTGTGTCGGAGCCAGGCCAAGCAGTTGTAAACTCTGGGATGTTTTCTGGAGTTGTCAACTCTTTTTCTCCTGCGGATGAGGGAGGCGTTGGTACTGAATATGTTGATATTCAAGCAACCCCAACAAAAGGGTGTTTGGTTATAAAAGCAAAGACATCGTATGGCAAAACAGGAAAGGTTGTTAAACATAAACGTACAATTCCTCTTTTAAACTTCGAGTTGTTTCCTACCATTCCAGAGCTCAAAGACCTTGAGCAATTCACTATCCCAGGGATACTTTTTCGAGAGGCTATAGAAAGAACTAGCTATGCTGTGTCGTCGGATACAAACAGTGGTCCCCAACGTGGCATTTATTTGTCAGCAGCTGACGGGAAGCTAAAAGCCGCAGCTACTGATTCAGTTAAACTGTCAGAATATATAGCTAGTGTTGACGAGTCCGTTTCTTTTGACGCAGTTGTTCCAGTAAAGTTTGCCACTAAGGCAGCAAAATCTATTGATATTCACTCAGACGTAGTGGTAAGGGTATCTGAGAATATCTTTTGGGTATCGTCTCCTGGTGTTTTAGTTGGTGGTGTTATCCACAGCGATAGTTTTCCGAATTACTCAGATTTTTTAACTCCCCCGGAGAAGGAGGCCATTGTCGACAAGGCTGTACTGATAGACAATATTAGAAATGTAAATTTTGGCCATTTGGATGACGATAGAGTTACGCTGGATTTCTCCGATAAAGTTCTTTGTGTTAAGACTGAGTTAGCGGTAAATGACGGAGTGGAGGTATCCTTCACCGGAGAATTTTCTGTAAGCTTTAATATGCATTTACTTATTGCTTCATTGAAGGTTGTTCCTGGCACCAGAGTTCACGTTGGTTTTTCTGGATCTGAGGACCCGGTTTTTTTCTCGTGCGATAAGGGTTTTCTAAGTGAGGGAGTAAAGTTTAAATCTGTTCTTATGCCACTAAATGGTTAGGTGATGGTAAAAAAAGGTAAACAAAAGAACCTAGGTTTTGATGAGCTGGCAGCTAAAGCTCAGCTGGAGCGTAGCAAAGAAGTGCTACAGGAAAACGGGTTTCTGGTAATGCCTGCGGTGTCTACTAAAGGCTTAGCCGTTTGTTCTAACATAAATGACTTGGTAAATTTTTTTTACGCGAAAATGTATGCGTGCAATAGGAATCGTGAAATACAACCAGCTAAGTCAGTAAAAAACGATAGGTCTAACGTTTCAATATTTGTAAAGTCAAGAGAAAGCCAGGGAGTGTCAAAGAAAAGAGCAATAGCAGAGTGTGAAACAATAATAAAGGCATTGTTAGAGAACGAATCAGCTTTGTGTTTAGACAACCCAGTGATGTCTACTACAGTGTTAACACAAAAGTGGATTGTAGATAGAGCAATAGCGATATTGAATGGTGAGTCTGCCGAGGCAGAGAAGATATTTAGAGATAGGATGGAGAGAAATCTCGTATTACTAGAAGACGACGAAGACAAGATATTAGATAAACTCAATACTATGTATGACAGGGTGGTGAAGAGTGCCAGCAAAGAAAAAGATTGAAGAGCTAGTAGTAGTAGAACAGAGTAGCAGTGACACCAATGCTAAAGCAGTGAAGTTGGCAACAGCCGCCTTGAAGAAGAAGTTTGGAAAGCCAGCAGTCCATTACATGAGTGATCACAGTAAAAGAAAGGTTGATCTTATTTCTTCAGGTAGCCCTGGGCTTGACTTTGCTGTAGGGCTTCCAGGAGCGCCTCGTGGTAAAATGGTAGAAATAATCGGTGAGGAGTCCTCTGGCAAGACTACTTTAGCCATTAGCTACATGGCAGAAGCCCTTAAAAAATATACCGAAGATGTGCTTTTTGTTGACGCAGAGAAGTCTTTGGATCCAGATTTGATGGAAAAGATGGGGGTGGATATAAGCAGAGTTCTCATTGTTGATATGGATACTGCTGAGGAAAACCTAACCGCTGCGGAAATACTAATAAAGACAGGGGCATTTTCCATGGCAGTTATAGACAGTGTTGCTGCTTTAGTTCCTTTTGCTGAGTTTGATGGTGATATGGATACCCAGTTTATGGGGCTGCACGCTCGCTTGATGGGCAAAATGTGCCGTAGTCTGAAGCCAACTTGCAGTAAAACCAATACTTTGTTTTTGCTCATCAACCAAATCCGGCACAAGATAGGTGGGTATGGTAATCCTGATACAACTCCTGGCGGTAAGGCTATTCCCTTTTTTGCTGACTTGCGAATAAAGGTGTCTGGCGGCGCCACTAAGAAGCAAAGAATTATGGATGCTAATGGAGAAGCCATCGGGCACACTACTAAGTTCCAGATTATAAAGAACAAACTCAAGAAACCCTGGAGGGAAGCTGAGGTAGATTTGATCTACGGGGTTGGTTACGATGTTCTTGGAGAGCTGCTATCTTTGGGCGTGGCCACCGGCCTGGTTTCTAAAGAGGGGTCTTGGTTGGTGTACGACGAGATTAAGATACAAGGGGTGGAAAAGTTTAAGGCAATGCTCAAGGACGAAAAGAAGGTACACAACAAACTTAGTAAGGATATCTCAAAGATTTTGTGGCAAGCATAAGTATGAGTAATCTTTCGGACAAAGTTCTGGCTGACCTGGTTGTTGCTCTACCGTATTACAAGGTGTGGAAGGAGCATTACGTACAGTATAAAGGTTCCAAGCTGTTCTTTGATTTTTATTTACCGGAGCTACTAGTTGCAGTAGAAGTACAGGGCATACAGCACGATAAGTTTGTTCGTCATTTTCACGGGGATGCCTCTGGATATAAGGCCAGTAAGAGACGTGACTCGCTAAAAAAAGAATGGGCCGCTGGTGTAGGTGTTAGGTTGGTGGAAGTTAGAGAGTCTGATTTACCACTATCACCAAAAGACGTGTTCGATATTATAGACGGGGATTTGGATAATGATTAGGTCGAAAGTTGCTTTGGCAGTGTCTGAGATAGCTACTAAGTTTATGTTTGACGTGTGTAAACCTAATGAGGATGTGATAGAAAGGGTTCTGTCTTTTGACGCGGATGAGCTAGACTCTCTAGACTTGGTGGACCTGTCCAAGTTTATAGTGGTCCTTGGCCAGTACCTGGTGAGTATGAAGTATAGTGAAAACGAAATAACCGTGCAGAAGATAGAGGTAGAGAGTGAGTATGACAGAAAGTCTATGTTTGCTATCAGGACCATGTCGTGGAAGACAAACGTACCGCTGAAGGAAAAGAAAGCAAGAGTTACTGCTGACTCCGAGGAGTTATCGGAGCTTCTTTTCCAGAAGGAAGTGTTTGATAGTCAGCTAGCTATCCTGGACGGTATGTATGGGTCTATAGTGGAGTACTTGAACGCGTATAAAAGAGAACAATCCAGACGGGTTGGTCAGGTATAATACGATATGGTAGCTAATACTAATGTTTTTGAAGATGTAGGTACAGAAAGGCTGTTGCTTTCCGCAATAGTTAATGTCCCTGAGTCTATTATTGCTATCTCCGACATTGTGAAGGAGTTTGATTTTGTAGTACCACATAACAGGAGCTTATTTATTTGCCTGTCTAGCTTGTATCGAAATAGCTCGGTTGTTTCTTTTGATATATCCTCAGTGCTTGTACACGCAAGGTCTATGGAGATGCTTGAGCAAGCAGGCGGGGTAGAGTATATAACAGCTGTGTTTGATACTCCCGTTATGCAAGACAACATAGATAGCTATGTAAAGTTTGTTTTGGAGAATAGCACTAAAAAGTATTTGTTTGATAACTTGGTTGACCTTAGCGATGAAGTAAAAGGTAATGCATCCGGGCAGACTATGAAGTCTGTGTCGGAGTTATTGACTTTGTCAGAGGCAAGGCTGTCAGACGTTGTGGCTCGAACTACTAGAGTTGAGGACGCTGTAAATATTGGGGATGACATAAAAGGGTTTCTAACTGACCTTGTGGAGAACGCCCCGGAAGACGGTATTCGTGGAACAAAGACAGGTTGCTCAACGTTTGACAAGAGAGTTCACGGGCTAGCCCCTGGTTCCTTGACTATCGTAGCAGCTAGGCCCAAAGTTGGTAAGAGTTGTTTACTTAACTGCTGGGCCACACATATGGCGTATATGGAAGGCATCCCGGTTTTGTATATAGATACTGAGATGACAACTTCCGAGGTGAGGACCAGGATTTTGGCTCAGTTGTCAAACGTTGAGGAAGATGATATAAAGAGCGGCGCTTTTGCTAAGTCCGATAAGGATATGGCAGCCGTTTTTAAAGCTGCAGAAGTAGTAGAGTCAGGAAAGTTTTTTCACATTTATATGCCAGGTGTTTCACAGGACAAGGTTGTTGGCTTGGCCCGCACCTACCATGTAAAGCACAAGATAGGGGCGCTATTCTTTGACTATATAAAACTTCCAGACGCGGCTAACCTAGGGGATGCTAAAGAGCACCAGCTTCTTGGTGTTATTACTTCAACACTGAAGGACCTTGGCGGTATCTTAAATATTCCAGTAGTTAGCGCTGCCCAGATAGGTCGTGTTGGGGAAGGCAAAAGCCATTTACAGCCTGGCATGATAGCTGACTCTGACAGACTTCTTAGATACTGTAATAACCTTCTTGGCCTTTGCCGTAAATCTAAAGACGAAGTTGCCAAAGGTATGGAAGAGATGGGGATTACTAATGAGTTGGATTATTACAAGCAGTATGGTAGTCATAGATTACAGATATTAGAGACAAGAGGTGGCGGTTCTTTTTTCGAAGGTATAAATCTAGTTATGTATAAGAAGTATCTTAGATTTTCTGAAGCGTTGTTCCCAACACCTCGCGCAGACGGTAAATTTGGGGACGAAGAAACCGATGATTTTTAGTAGACAAACACTATAGGAGAAACAAATGGAATGGTACTTTTATCTTATTTCTGGCGGAGTCGTTTTGGTTCTTGGGGCTCTAACTTTTCTGTATTTCAAGTTTGCAAAGGGCACTGCTGTTGACCCTTACTTTATGGCCGCTTCCAAGGTTATGGAGGCAGTAGCTGCATTTTTACCTGATGATACTGCTAAGCTTGATGCTCATGACGTAGTTCTGGTTGTTGGTCGTCTTGTTGAAAAAATCCCCGAGTGGGCCAAGGATCCTACTAACCCGACGTGGGGAGATTGCAGAGAAGAAGTATTTGCTTTCATCGAGGAACAACGTACTGTTATTCCTCAGCTAGCACAGCTTCCTAAGGAAGAGATAGAGAAGATTGGTGAGGTTCTGTTCAAGGTGGCTGTTGTTTTTGTTAAGTAGCACGTTGTAGAATAAGGATTATCCGTGTGTTTTCAAAGGTTGTTTGCGCGAGGGTGATTTTTATAATAACCTGTGTAGTTATAAGCGAGGAAAAATAGTTTTGCCTCAAGGAGATACCAAATGTGGTATGCTATATTTATTGTGGCAGGGCTTTCGTTAGGATTAGGTATGATGATTTGGGCGTTATTAGAACGGAAGAAGCGATACGCTGCAGAAACTAAAGCGGCTGAGTATAAGATAATAGCAGATAACAATGTTGTAAGGGTAGACGAAGTGCTTTCAAATTTAACACAAGTAGAGTCCGAGAGAGATTTGTTAGCTGCCGAGGTAATAAAAATGAGAGACTTTATAGCAGATAACGTTGACCCAGAGGTTTTATATGAGTATGTAAAGTCTGAGCTAAACGGGACGGAGATATGAAAAAAGTATTAGTTTTATTGGTTTTGTCTAGTTTTTTACTTGTTTCAGGGTGTTGCAAGACTTGCCCGCCACCTAAGATAGTACCGGTGTACAAGTCTTGCAAGCTTCCTCCTAAAGTTTTACTAGAGTTCCCAGACTTGGTAAAGATGGGCTGCCCTGACGGACTTGTTTGTTTTAGCAAAGACGAGTTTCCGAAACTTATTTCCACCATTGATAGAATGGTTTTGTGGATAAAGATGGCCCGTACCAGGTGCGAGAAACCTGTACCAGCTACGCAGCCAGTGGAGTAGTATGGAAGAGTTTAAGGAAGCGGTAAAAGATGCTGTGGACCCCGCGAGTTTGTTGGAGTTTTTAGGGTTTGACATAAAAATAAGACACTCTCACGAGCTTAGAGCACCGTGTGCGATTCACGGCGGGGACAACCCAACAGCTTTTAGGATGAAACTTGATACCAAAAGATTTAGCTGCTACTCTCATAAATGTGAGTTTACTGGTGGTCAGGTAGATAACGACGTCTTCGCTCTAGTTATGAAAGTAAAGGGTATAGGTTTTAAGCAAGCTGTAGCGTTTTTGGCTGAGTTCGTTGGTATAACAGAAACTGACGGTAGTATGAAGGAGGCCAGAGAAAAGTACGCTAGGAAAAAACACATATCAGAAAGTGTTAGGGAAGTTAGTAGGCTAAATAAAAAACCATTGCCGGATATAGGGCAGGAAGTTGTTGACGAGTTCGTCTCCCGGGAGTGCTCTTATTTCACTTCCATAGGGGTCTCTCCTGCTGCTCAACGGTTTTTTGAGCTTGGTAGTATGGTTGACAGCTTCGGTGTAGAAAGGGCCACAATCCCAATCAGGGACCAAGACGGGAGGCTAGTAAGTGTAAGTGCCCGTCGCACGGATTGCAATAAGGATCCTCGTTATTTGCTGCTGAAGGATTTTAAAAAGCACTCTATTGTTTATAATCTTAACAATGCTATCTTGGTTGGTCCAGCATTTGACGATTGTGTGATTGTTGTGGAAGGGTTTAAGGCTGCCTGGGCCGTTCACGAAGCTGGGTTCATTAATGTTGTGGCTGCGATGGGTTCAGTTGTTTTGGAGCCACAAGCGATGTTGTTAGCCAATGCTGGTTTTACTAAATGTATTCTTATGCTGGACGGCGACGAAGCCGGTAATAAAGGTGTGGAGTATTCTTTTCCAGTAGTTAGTAAGTATATGAGGTCTTTGTCTGTGCCGCTGTACGATGAGTTTTTTGGGATGTCCCCAGATGATTTTTTGCCAGCAGTTCTAGGAAGCATTATAGAGGAGTCTGTAAGTGAACTCGTTGGAAGGTAGGTAAACTATGTTAGGGAAGAACAGTGTTGAGCTTATAGGTAAGTTGAGGTACCCGAAGCTAAGCGAGGTTGGTGCTGGGTTTGCTAAGTTTTCTGCAAAGCTGTCAGTTCCTGCTGAGTATTTTTTTGACGACGGCACAAAAACTAGTACTAACACTGACGTCAAGATTGTCGCGTGGTTTGATTTGGCAGAAAGGTTAGGAGAAGTTAACCCAGGGTCTACAGTCAAGATTCACGGTTATTTACAGGAACGTTCTTACGACGGTAAGTGCCGTTCGTGTGGTTCCTCGCAGAAGAAGTACTGGTCAGATGTTCTTATTTCAAACTTTGTGGTGATAGATGAGTGATTTTTACGCTACTCTGGGGGTAGAGAAAACAGCAACGACTGCAGAAGTAAAGGCTGCGTATAGAAACTTGGCTTTGAAATACCACCCTGACAGAAATAAAGAGCCGGGCGCTGAGGATAAGTTTAAGGAAGTGACAGCTGCCTACGAGGTTTTGTCAAACGAAGGTAAGCGTAAGGAGTACGACTCTCCGTTTGGTCCTGGACTTGGTTTTCCACCAGGGTTTGGTTTTGGTGGTGTTAGGCGAGATGTCCCCATGCGTGGTAGGTCTGTTGGTCTCCGTGCTGACTTATCTATTTACGAGGCTATTGTGGGGGCAAAAAGGACGATGGAGTACTCTATAAGACACAGGTGCGTAGAATGTTCCAGGACGTGCAAGTCGTGTGGCGGTAAGGGAGTCGTTGTAAATGTGAATGGTCACGTTATGATGTCGTCTACCTGTAGAGTTTGTGGTGGTGATGGTAATGAAGTTGGCGGGGTTCCTTGCGAGAAGTGTGCTGGGGCCGGTTTCTACGAAAAAAAAATGACTGCTGTTATAGATTTTCCTCCAGGAACAGAGACGGGGCAGCGCTTCGGTGTTGATTCCGGTGGGTACCCTGGTACACACGGTGGTCCACCTGGGGCTTTGGTAGTAGAGACTGTGATTTCTATACCAAAAGCAGCTGACTTTTCTGAGGAGGACCTTGCTTCTTTAGAAAGGATATTCTCTGCTTGACAAAACAAATAGGAAATTTTGTATTATTAATACTTTATGGACAAAAGAGATGTTGTTTTGGCGTTTGATATTTCGTCAAAAAAGACAGGTTGGTCAGTTTTTAGAAATGGTCGGCTTAGGGTGAACTCAAAAACTGTTGGTA